TATCGCGGACCTCCTGAGTTTATCGGGCGCGTTTATCGTGTTTATCGACACCCCAGGTAAGTGCACCCTCACATGCCTCTGACTAGGGGTTTCACGCGCGCAACCCCCCTCGATCACACCGGGGTGGGGCAGTGCTCCTGTGTCGGGGCCCCTCCATGGGCGGCATTGTCAGATTTATTGACACCCCCACAATAAACTCGTGTGAGTTTATCGGCGGGCTTTACCATTGTTGGCTGACGGTTCCGTGTGCGGGTATGTCGAGTTTATTGCCAGCGCGGATATTGCAGCCGAGGTGTGACAGGGTGACGTTTAGCGGATCGTATTCTAATTGCGGGTATAAACTCACTGGCTTTATGTGTTCTAGGCTCATTGAGTCGGGGTCCGGGTATTTGATGGCGGTGTCTATTGGTTGGCCGCATCGGTAGCAGCGCGGGCGCGGGTTGCGCTTGAGGAGCCCGGCGGTCAGCGTGGCGTAGCGGCCGGAGGATCGGCGGACCATGGCGCTCCTCTTGTCGTGCGTGGACGCCTCGCAGGTGTGTGGTGCTCGTGCTGGCCGGGCCATCACTCCGACCAGCACAAGCACGTCGCTGCCGGAGCCTGCGAAGGAGGATGCTCGACGGCAGCAGCTTGAGGGCCAGCACCGAGCTGCTGGCTCGTGTGCCAAGACTTGGTGCTGGCCATGTCCGCGCCCGGTGCACGCGCGACCGCGTGTGCGCGGATCTTGGTGGGGGTGCATGCGTCCTCACCGTCGGGGTTGTCTCCCGCCTGCATCTGCAACGCACGACGCCCCGGACCAGAAGGCCAGGGGCGTTGTGTTTGGGCAGGCGGTGCGCCCGACGAATGACACCATAGCACGAATGTCGATAAAGCTCTATGGCTGTTTGTCGACTATGCGGCGCGTTCCATGAGTCCGGCGACGCGGTGGGCTTCGTCGGCGCGATAGAGCGGCGTGCGTCCGTCTTGTGCTGCTGGCTTGAGCCATCCGGCTGCGACCCATCGCGCGAGTGTGCGCGGTGAGCGCCCGACGGTCTGGGCGACGTCTGCCAGTGGTGCGGGCTGTGTGGCTTTCCAGCGGCGCACCAGCTCGGCCCTGTCGACGCGATGCCCGTCGGTGCACACGTCTGGCCATAGCCATCCGCCTGTCCCGTCGTCGAGCGCGGTGATGCGGCCGTGGCAGCCTTCGACGGCGCACGGGATGGATGGCGAGTCTGGCTCTCGTGCTGCTCGGGTGAGTGCCCGCCACACGTCCCACACCTGCCCGGCCACATATTCGGCGAGCCAGGGATCTGCGCGCCACACGTCGGCCTGTGAGATCAGCCAGCCGCACACGCCGGTCCATGTGTCACATTCGGCCTGTGCTGTCTTGGTTTCCTCGCAGACTGCCCGGACGGCTTGGCTGAGCGCGAAGAGCTGCCCGTGTTCGTCGAGACGCAGCGCGTCGATCACGTCAAGCCGTGCGGGTGCGGGCGGGTCTGCACGTCGCCCGCCGACGAGTGGACGCTCGACCGGGTTCGGGTGTCTGCGGGTGAGCCACACCTCTGCGGCCAGCTCAGGCAGGCGGCGCAGTTGCCCGAGCGTGTCAGTGCGTTCCACGGGTCTCCTCCCACTGGGGCCACCATGCCGGGGTTTCGCGCTCGGTGTCGATGACGATCCCGCCAAGGTTCGCGTCGCGGTGGATTCTGATCTCGAGCATCCCGGCTTCCAGCTCTTTCACGGTGTCGGCGCTCAGCCTGATCACGCAGCCCCCGTCCGAGGGAGTGGTGTCCGAGGGCGTGTTCTCGCGCTCAGCCCTCAGCCGTTCCACCTCGTCACACAGGGCGCTGATGTCTTCGGCTGTGTGGGCGCCTCGCGCCCGGATTGCTTCGATGTCGAGCTCGTTCATCGCTTCCCCTTCTCGTCTGGTTTGATCCATCCCCACAGCCCGCAGTCCGGGCATTGGTCTTGTGTCCATCCGGTGTCCAGCCGCTCGTCTGCCTCGTCCCAGGCCACCATGGGGCTCGCGGCGAGCGGGTAGTCGTGCAGCGAGTTGGGGCAGGCGTCGCGCTCGGCTCGCGTGTCATCGAGGCCGCAGATGAACATGCTCATCGTTCCTCCTCGATCTTCGCGGTCCGTACCTGGGTGCGGAATCCCACGGTGATCTTGATGGGCGTGGCCCCGTCGATGTCGGCGCGCATCGCGTCCTGCACGAGCGCGGCCATCTCGTCGAGTGTCATGCCCGTCTTCGGGTCGGTGGCGATCCACTGCACGGAGCGCTGCGCGCGATTCTGCGGCCCTTGCAGCGCCGTCGGATCCGTCTGGCTTGGGTTGGTCATTGCGTCGCTCCTGTCGCCGGTTCTGTGCGGGTGGTGGGCATCTGGGCGGTCACTTCCGGGATCAGGTCGCGGGCCCCGTCGTCGCCGGGGTCGTCACCGCCGCCGATGATTTCCCTGAGACGGACTGCATCCCTCGCTCGCTGGCATGGCCACGAGCTGCCGCACCTGGCACAGGTGGGTCTGCCGTTCCCGCGCCATTCCCGAATCTGCGGGTAGTGCGCGAGCTCGATCTGCCTCGCGAGAACATCGAGCGCTACCATGCGGCGGTTCTTCTCGGTCAGCTCGCTTTGTGTCCAGTTGAGCCGGCAAGTCGTGCCGTCCATGGCTGCCCAGATCGTGCTGCGCCGCACCATGCGTTGCCGCCACGTCCGGCGTGGGGCCTTCAAGGACCGCAGCGAAGCAATGTCCCGCCATGGGGAGCTCACGAAGCTGCTCATCAGAACGGGGGCTCGTCGGTCTTGGCGGCGGTCCAGGGGTCGGATGGCGGCGCAGCCTTGGCGGGTGCGTTTCCGCGCGGTGCAGCCGGCGGCTGGCCGGTCGCACTAGCGGCGGCGCGGGTGACGGTAGCGGTGGCAAACTTCAACGCCGGGCCCACGTCATCGACTTCGATCCCGATCACAGTGCGACGGTTTCCGTCGCGGTCGTCGTAGCTGCGCGCCCGGAGACGTCCCTGGACGATCACACGCATGCCCTTGGCCAGCGATTCGGCCACGTTCTCGGCCGGCTGACGCCACACCGAGCAGGGCAGGAACAGGGCCTCGCCGTCCTTCCATTCGTTGGCTTGCCGGTCGAATGTGCGTGGTGTGGATGCGACGGTGAAGTTGGCGACGGCAATGCCCGAATTGGTATATCGCAGTTCGGGGTCGGCGGTGAGGTTGCCCACGATGGTGATAGGGGTTTCGCTGCTCATTTGGTGATCTCCTTGATGGCTTGATTGAGGTTCTTGGGCGGATAGTTGCCGAACAGGGGCTCAGGGAGCCCGACGTCTTGCTGTGCGCCATCCTGCGGGCCTTTCGTGGCCTTGGGGTGTCGGTGTTCCTTCTTGGTCATTTCGTGGCCTCTCGCTTCGATTGTGTGGCAATGGCGGGCATTGTGGCCGTGGCGGCGGTGCGCTTGGTGACGGTGTGGGTGAGCGCTTCGATCGGTCGGGCTGTCGCGCCCGGATCGGTGATCGCCTTCGGGGTTTTCCCGTCGGCGGCCGCGGTGCGCCAGGCACGCAGCTCGCGGCGGAAGCCGTCAGGGTCGCCCGTCGTCGGCGTGAACGCCGGCTCGGCTGCCTCGATGCGGGCCGCCCGGATCCTGCGGACTTCGCTGCGGATCACGTCGGGCTCGATCGTCAGGCGCCGGTCGTGGGGCTGGGGTCGCTTGGCGATCGCCCGGACGGCCTCCATCGCGTCGACGGCCCGCACGTCGTCGAGCACGAGCGCCCAGGCGTCGGCGGTCAGGTCGTCGAGCTGTTGGCTGGGGCAGATCGCTGCGACGAATCGGACGAGCACGCCGGCCTCGCCGGCGTTCACGATGCGCCCCCGTCGTCAGGTGGCAGCAGCACGGCGAAGGCGTTGCGGCCTTCGGTCCCGCGCTTGATGGCTCCGAGTGTCATGTCGTCGATCCTTTTCTGTCGATTGTCTTTTATCGGCCCGTTGATGAATTCGGGGTTGTCCCACGCGTCGGCATTCAGCCAGGTGGTGGGGTGTTTGATAAAGCGTGTTTCTGTCCGGTTGGTTTCGCATTCGCTGGCGTAGCGGCGGGCGCCGGCGATGATGGCGGCTGGGTCGGCGCGCTTGCTGGCGGCCTTGAAGGCTTTGGCGGCGGCGCGCTTGTCGACGCGCTTGGGGAAGGCGTCCCAGAAGTCTGCGAAGTGGTCTGGTTGGGGGCCGGTCACTCCACCGCTCCCGGTCGCGTCAGCGAGAGGGAGGGGTGTGTTTTCCCCTGTTCCTCTGTTCCTCTGTTCCTCTGTTCCAGACGCCTCTTTTTCTGAAACTGTCGCGACACCCTCGCGAGAGTCTCGCGAATAGGCTTCTGGCAAGGGAAAACGCGGCTTGTTGGGCTTGTCGATGCGTTGGTGGTGCTTCCAGCTGTTGACGGCCAAGAAATCGCGTCCGTCGACGCTGTACCGGGTGATGAGACCAGCGTCAGAAAGGTTCTGTAACCCTCGCGAGACCCTCGCGAGACACTCGCGAGAGTTGCTAACCATGTCGTGCGCGAAGAGGTCGCCCACGATGTCAGCCAGCTCATCGACGCCCACGCCGTTATCGTCCACATAGCTCCAGACACCAACGAACAACAACCGGTCTTCTACGGCCAGCGAGGCGATATCCCTGCTGCGCCAGAATTCCGGCTTAATTGACCTGATTCTCATTATCGTCCTCCTTTCTGATAATCAAAACGGGACTGCTTGGCTGGTGATGATGAATTCGATGACATGGCAGCCTTTGGGTGCTTTGCCGGGTGCCCGTCGGTGGTCGGGGCCGAGCACTCGGGTGCCGTCGTCGTCGTCCCACACGCCGGCGTCGGTGAAACCGTCAACGAGCGGCTTCGTCGTGCTGTTGGCGTTGTTGGGGTCGGCTCTCGTGGCGGTTGGATACTTGATGTGCGCCATGACGTGGACGGGCGCTTCGAGCTTGGGGACGTGCTGGCGTCGTGCCTCAGCTGCCCCCAGTGCTCTGAGCGCTGCCGTCTTGCGTCGCTTGGTCTGCCAGTGCAGGCGGTCGTTCTCCGACATCCACAGCGCTTTCGGGACTGTCACCGTGATGCGTTCAGCCACAGTCGCGCTCATCTATCGCGTCGAGGATGTCCGCGAGCGGGATCGCCCGATCTGAGCCGTTGTGTCCCAGATGCCAGGCGCAGACGAGCGCGAGGCGCCTGCTGTCCACGTCGACGGTGATGCCGGCGACGGGGCGGCCGCAGGCATGTGGCGTGCCGCGTCGTGACACCTGCCACCAGCAGCCGATGTCGCGATGGCGCTGGGCGACGACGAGGATCTCTTCGATGGGGTCGCTCATGCGGCTGCCTCCATCGCGTCGGTGTTGGTGAGCATGGTGCGGATTGCTGCGGCAGCCTGTTGCGGAACGGCGCCGTTGCCGAGCGCCCGCAACTGCTGGCTGTGGCTGATCCCGGTGTCGGTGACCAACCCATCGGGAAGGCCCATCATCCATTCCACGAACCGCGCCGACAGGCGCTGCCCGGTCCGGCCCGGCTCGGTCGGTGCTGGGGCTTCCCGCCCCAACACCGCCTCCCATCGGGTGATCGCGGGAGCGTACTGGCCGAACCACCGATCGCGTTTGATGATCGTGAGTGCTCTCGACAAGGTGTCGGTGTCGTCAGGGCGTTTCGGGTTGCGAGCGATCCGATTGTCCTTGACATCGCGTGCCGTGGGCGTGGGCAGCAAGTGACTCATAAGTGCTCGATCTGATCCGCGAGCGTCGGCCCGTGCCCGCCCGCCCTGCGTTTCGCCGGCGGCTGGCTGCCGCCATTCGTCGCGAGCTGCGCGGTCGGGGTCACCAGCAATGCCACATTCTCGGATGTCGCTGCGCCACGGCTGGCCTTGGGGGTGTGCAACAACGAAGACCCGCTCGCGCCGGTGCGGGGCACCGACATCGGATGCTCGAAGGCAACACCACTCCGCGTCATACCCGATGCTGGCCAGGTCTCCGAGAACACGCCCGAGTGCCCTGAGAGAAGGTCCGGCTGGTCGGTCTCCCAGATGTCCCGATCCCGGTTCCAGGTCGCGAAGGGTGAAGGCATCAGCGGACAGTGCTCCTCGAACGTTTTCCCACACCACGAGGCGGGGTCGGATGGTTGTGATGGCGGCCAGCATGGATTCCCACAGGCCTGACCGAGTGCCGGGCCTCATTCCTGCCCGGCGTCCGGCCATGGACAGGTCCTGGCATGGTGAGCCGCCACAGATCACGTCGACCGGCTCGACGGACTTCCAGTCGATGGCGGTGACGTCGCCAAGATTGGGGATGTCGGGATGGTGGGCGTCAAGGATCGTGCACGGGCCGGGCTCGACATCGGACACCCAGGAGACGCGGCCGCCGGTCACCGATTGCACTCCCATGTCCAGCCCGCCGTAGCCGGTGAATAGGCTGCCAATTGTGGGGGTTCTCATGCGTCCTCCGTGGTGAGTTTGATGCGGGGCTGCACCTGCTGGCGTTGCAGGCCCTCAAGTCCGTGGAGCAGCTTGTCGAGGTGGTCGGCGTTGGCTTTCCAGCGGCGCAGGAGCCGGACCGCGTCGGCGGTCGTGGGGTCTGGTACCTTGACCCTGCGGTAGATGTATGCCGTCTGCCACAGGGCGTGGCAGACGGAGCGGATATCTTCGGCGTCCCATTCGAGGGCGTCGGGCGGGAGGGTGTTCATGCGGCCTTCTTGGGCGGGGGTGGCGTTGGTGGCCAGGGTGAAGGTGCTGCCCGTCTCGGCGACCGCGCCGATGAGCTGGGCGAGCTCGTCGTCCATGCCAGACCAGCGCTCGAGGGCCCGTTGGATAGTCACGAGCTCGGCGTCGGTGAGCTCGACTGTGACGGGGCTGATAATCCTCATGATGCACCGGCTTCCGTGGCGCATGTCTCGCCGGGTTCGTGGGTGTGCCGGAAAAGGATCTCCGGCACAGGCCCCGTCCACGCTTCCACGACGTCGGCCATGAGATCGTGCTCGTGGATGCGGCTCACATCGAAGCCGAGAGGGGCGATCTTGCGGCAGGCTGCCGTGGCGGACGCACAGGAGTCGAACCAGACCACGGCGCTGTAGGTGTCGCCCCATCTGCTCCATTCAAGGAGGTCAACATCGCCGGAGGCACCGGCGGCTTCCAACAGGTCGAACACAGCACGCAGGGATTCAACGGTGGTCATGTCACTTGCCGCCGATCGGGGCGGCGGCGGTGAATTGCCACCAGTTCCACAGCCTCGTGATCGTCTGCAATGTACTCTGCAGATCGCGTGCCCTGGTTCTCTTGTCGACAGGGAATGTTCCGTCATTGGACGCCTCGGCAAGGCCGGAAATGATGAGGTCCATGTCTTCGTGATCAAGCTCGAAATGCGTTGTGCCGTCTATGCTTTGCATGGTCATGCTCCTTCGGTTGTGGTGGTGCATTGCGGGCACAGGTCGACGCGCCAGGCTGGGTGTGTCCAGCCGGCACCGCGGGCGCGGGCGTGTAGGTCGGATTGCACTTGGAGGGCGGTGGCGTCTCCACGAAGGCCGATGTCGGTGGCCAGTGCTATGCCGCAGCCGTTGCACAGGATCGAGCGGACTTGGAGGCCACGGCCCCACCTGTCTGCTTCTCCGAGCTGTGTGGTGGTAATCATGCGGCGAGCGCCTTAGTGCAGTCCGGGCAGATGTCGCGCTTGGCGTTGGGGGCCGTGCGCCAGCCAAGGGTGGAGGCTTGTCTCCGGAGCCAGCGCGCGGCCTTGGAGAGATCGTCGGCGGTCTCCGGTGCGCTGCTGACGTGGAGCCCGAACGCCTTATTGCAGCGGTCGCATCGGAGCACCTGCTTGGCGATGTCAGTTCCGTACTCGCCGGTCTTGTGGCTGGTCTTGATCATTCGTGTTCTCCTTGAATTCGGGTGTGGCAGAAGCGGCAGCGTCCGGTGGCGTCGGGCCTGTGGCGTGGTTGGTGGTCGCCCCAGGGTGCGAGCCCAGCGAGCGTGTGGAGGGCTGGACAGGGCTTGTCGGACGGCGGGAACGGCGACGGGGTGAGTTGTTCCCGCAGGGTGACGTGCACGTGCTTGAGGGTGCCCCCGGACTGGTCTTCGCCGGCGTCGATCATGTGGCGCCCCCATCGAAGAGCGCGGACTGTTCGGCGTCCGGCCGGTAGTCACCCAGGGCCTGTTCGATCCTGGCGCGCGCCACCTCTTGAAAGCGCGGCACCATTTCGATGCCGATGAATTGTCGGCCTTCGAGGATGGCGGCACAGCCGGTTGTGCCTGAGCCCATGAAGGGGTCCAGGACTGTGCCGCCGGGTGTGACGGGTCCGATCAGGTGGCGCATGACGTCGAGGGGTTTTTGCGTGATGTGGTCGCGGTCTCGTGGCGGACTTTCCTGCATCCATCCGGCGAAGGTCTTCCCTTCCTTGAGGTTGGCCATCGGCCCGTTTGATCCCCACACGACGAACTCGGCCTGGTTGGTGAAGCGCCCGAGCTGCGGGCGCGCATTGGGCTTGATCCACGGGAGCACACCGCGCCACACCCAGCCGCCTGCCTGCACTGCGTCGGTCGTTGCGGCGAGCTGGCGCCAGTCGGTGAAGGTCGCCACGATTCCGCCGGGACGGGTGACGCGGCGCGCTTCGGACAGCCACAGGGCGGACCAGTACGCGAAGGCGTGCTGGTCGCGGTTGTCGCCGGTGAAGTTGAAGCCGTCGTCTTCGCGGCTGCTGCCGGTCGAGACGTACTTCTGCACGGTGCTTTGGGTGCGGTCGCCGCGCACCATGCCGCCCGACGAATAGGGAGGGTCGGTGATGACAGCATCGACGGAGTGACTCGGCAAGTCACGCAGCACGGCCAGCGAATCGCCTCCGAAAAGCTGCACCCGGTCGGTTTCGAAGAAGGGGGTCACCATGTGCCCCCTGAGATCACGAAGCGGCCAGTGCTGTCCTCGACGGCGCCAAGGGTGAGACGCTCGGCGAGATCGTTGCGGCCGATGTGGGCCAGCGTGGTGGTCAGCGACTTGACCGACGCGTAGCCCAACGCCTGCGCGATGTCGTCGGCGCTGCGCCAGCCAGCCAGGTGCTCCACTTCTTCGACGAGGAGCGCCCTGCGCGCGGCGGCCCGGTCCGTCAAGCTCAGCATTTCCCGGTCGGGCACCAGATCTGAGCGACCCCACTTCACGAGCTTGCGGCGAAGCGCAGCGGGCGGGGATCGGAAGCCGAGCGCCTCCGAGATCTCGGCCATGCTGTGGCCCCTCATCTGCTCTGCGACAGCGATCACGTGGGCCCGACGGGCGCGCACGGCTTTCGTTTCTGGCATCACGCCACCTTCCCAAGGCCGGCGCGGTGGCGTCGGATCTCACTCACCCGCGCGACGGTCATGCCGTGCTGCACGCGCTCACGGTCGGACTCGGTGAGCCCGCCCCAGATCCCGGCCTCGGGGCGTTCCATTGCTGCGGCCAGGCATTGCAGCCGCACCGGGCAGCCCCTGCACACCCTCAGTGCCCTTTCGGACTGTGGCGAGGCGTCGGGGGCCTGCCAGTCTTCGGCGTCCTCCGGTGAGCACGCGGCGTCGGACACCCATGCGGGCATGACGGCCATCAATCCGGTGAGCTTCATCGCTGAGCCCCCTCGACTGTGCGGGAGAAGCCGGCCAGGTCGATGCCATCGACCAGTTCGTCTACTTCGAGGCTGAGCAGCCCCATGCCGGCGGACTCGATGATTTCCCGCAGCACCTGCCTGTCTTCGTCGCTCATGCCGCACCGTCCTCGACCGGCTCGTCGTCGATCACGGCGACGATCTCCCCGGTGAGCGGGTCCACACCCTCGCCGGTGTCCTCTTGGATCACGTGCCGCGTGGATGGGTCGGGTGCCCCGAGGTTGACGTCACGCACGGCTCGCAGCATCTCGCGGCGATATTCCGCAGACGTGGGCACCCATTTGGCGAGCTGCCTCACGGCCGACTTGAGCCACATTGCGGCCGGGTCGGTATTCCAGGGGCTGTGAGGGCTATCGGAGCCCATGGACGATTCTTTGATGTGGTCAATGTCGGACTTTGTGAGCACGACAACCTTGCTCGTCGCGCCGCCTTCCATGACGGCGAATGCGTAGGCGAGCCGCAACGGCCCGCGGTCGTCGGAATCCCAATCGATGGTGTGGGTCGGGCGCTCGTCGCGGCCGGGATGATAGTCGAACCGATCATTAGCGCGGACGATTTCGGCAATGACAGACTTTGCGGCACCGGCGCGATAGATCAATTCGATCAGGCCCTGATATCCGGTAATACCCATGATCTTCTTCACGCGCGCCGGCCCTTTGCCTTCCGCGCGCACCGTCAGGTAGTACTCCTCAGTGCCGGGGACGAGCCCGAGCCGGGCGGCCTTCCCGAGCTCGGTCATGAGTCGGCCGACGTCGTTGCGGGCGGCCTGCATGAGCTTCGGGTCTCGGCGCAGTGAGGCGATCGCAGACCGCACCCATTGCCGCGGCTCGATGTGGCTGGGCAGCATGCTCGCGAACTCGGTCTCGTACTCGGCGACTACGGCCGTGGGTTCGCTGCGCTTCTGCTCCATTGCGTTGCTGATGCTTGTCATTGCTGGCCTTCCGTGTGTGCCGCTGCCAGATGGTCAGCGGCGTGCTTGTCGAACTTGATGAAGGGCTTGCCCCAGGCGTCTCCGCGCTTGGTGGCCTGCCTGACGGCGATCGTCTTGCCGGCGACGGTGGCGGTCTTGGCTGGCCCCATGACGTCGAGCAGCAGCGACTTCGAAAGCCGCAACGCCCGCTCGGCGCTGGCGGCCATGGTGATAGCGGTCACGGCGTCGGTGGCCATTGCGGGCTCGATCTCGATGCTGCTGCCGTCGATGTCGGGATGCATTTCGCGCAGCACCTGATAGGTCGAGTTGGATGCGTCGATGTCGGGCGCGTCACCGGCTTGCAGGGATTCCCAGAAGGCCCGTGTCATTGCGCGGATCGTGGCGATCTCGTCCGCATGCTCGGACACCTCGAACCGGTATTCACGGTAATCTGAACCGCCGATAAGCACGGCGAGCCATCCGATATTTGCGCCCATGATGTCGCAATACCAAAGCAGCTGAGTGAGGTAGTAGGGCGGCACAATGTCGCCGCCGGAAGGACCCCACTCGTCACCGAACCGAGTCGTCTTGATCTCGACGATCTCCCGATGCCCGTGCCCGTCGGTCGCGATCCAGTCCGGATTCGCGTGACGCCACGGCTCGGCAGGATCGGCCCAGGTGCAGCCCTGCCAATGGCCGGCATGCTTGTCGGGATGCTCCTGCCGCCACCGAGCGACGACAAGACCCTCAAGGACCTTGCCCCAATAGACCGGTTCGCTGTCGCGCTTCGGGGCCTCCACAGTGCCGGCTTTGATGTGCCACAGCGTGAACGGCGACAGCCACGGGCTCAGCCCCATCACCGCAGCGACGTCACTGCCACCAATCCCCCGGCGGCGCAGCTCAAGCCACTCCGGTGACTCCACCTCGAAGCGCCCCAGGCGGACGGGGCTGGGCGCGCTCATGCGATCACCCGACCCACGACCTGCTCCCACGGGTCAACGAGCAGTCGAAGGGTGTCTGGGTTGAGCACATCAGCCACCAGGGCCCCCATGATGGCGTTCTGAGCGGCGTACCAAGCAGCGAGCTGATCGGCGAACCAGGCAACGAACCAAGTGGAGGCCAGGGCAGCGCCCCGGGCTGCGTTCAGAGCTGCGCCCCGGGCTGCGTTCAGAGCTGCGTTCAGAGCTGCGTTCCAAGCAGCGAGCTGATCGGCGTCCTGAGCGGCGTTCAGAGCGGCGGTCAAGCCATCCATCTGGGCGCTGGTCAGATGGGATGCTTGCTCGATGAGGGCTGCGACCTGTCGCCCCTGGGGGCCGAACAGCTGCCATGCGGGGAGCTCTTCGGTGACACGCCACGCGTGCGCGGCCCGCTTGCGAGGAGAACTGTCTGGGCGTGGAGTCCACACGTCACCTACGGGCTCCACGGACAGGAGGCGAGCAGGCCACAGGAAACTAGTGCAGTCCGTCTCCACCGAGGCCGCCGACAGATAGCCGATTGCATCCCAGCTGCCAACCTGCCCCGGGTGGTGGTGCTCCACGAGCCATCCGCCCTCCGGGATCGGCGCACCATCAGCAGGGAGCCACCGGACAGTCCCACTGTGGAAGTCAGTGCCGTTCTCCCTAACGGCCTTGAAATAGGTGTGGGTCATGACCGGCACCTTCACATCAGGGGTTTCAACGGGCGTTGTGCTCATGAGCGCACCTCCGCTCTGCGTGGTGCCGGGGCAGGTGTGAGGATCTCGAACAGGGTGCGACGACGGACACGGCGGGGCTTGATGTCATACATGGGGGCCTCCTTGAGGCAGAAGAGAGTCAGACCGACCACCAGGCCGGCGATGAAAAGAAACTGGATGGAGAAGGGCGCGAAACCGACGGCGGCGGCACCCAGAACGATGAGGGCGATCAGGCGGCGGGCGGTCATGGCTGGCCATCCCCCCGGGCGATCTGCCACCGGAGGTAGGCGATCTTGGAGACCCGCCATCCGGTCCCTTGCCGGGTGCCCTTGAGGCGGCCATCGCGCAAGGCGTCGTAAATAGTCGCGGTCGGGATCTTGGCGACTTGGCCGACCTGCTGGACGGTGAGCATGTCCTGCCCGGGGATTTGCCGGTCGAGCGATTCGAGACGCAGGGCCAGCTCGGTGACGTCATCCACGGCGCACCCCCCAAGCGATCACGACAGCAGCGGCAAGGACCGCCAGGGCGATCACGTTTCCGACAGTCGTGCTCATGCCGCCACCGGGACCGGGTAGTTCTCCGGGGTCCAGCGCGAGGGGCGCTGTAGCTTGGTGATCTGCCGGCCTGTGGCCCACCAGTTCCATGTCAGGAAGAGCAGACCGAGTTGGTCGCGCTGCGTGGTCTTCACATGCGCGCGCCGCTCACGACGCAGCCGATTGTCGAGCACACGGATCGGATCGGTGCGGCCACCGTCCCCACCGCTGGCCAGCTGGTCGAAGAACTCACGTGCCTTGTCCGGGTTGATGTCGTCAAAGGCCATCGCAGCCGCATAGCACACGGAAGGGGCCGCGTCGCTCTTGAGCAGAAGCCCGGTCCACTCGCTGATCCGCTCGATCTGGTCGATGCGCTCGAAGACGGTCTGTTCAATGAGCGTCTTCGTGATGATCGACGACACGAGCCGGCTGCTGCGGAAAAGGAGGCCCTGGTCGCGGGTAAGCCACAGTTTCACGCCGGCGGCGACAAGCGTCGCGTTCTTGACGCCTCGCATCCCGAGCTGCTGGCCGGCGCCCCTGTGGCGACCCTGATCCATGGCCATCTGCGAGTCCTTCGGCAGCCCCTCAATGACAAGGACTGGGATCGAGGTCCCCTTGGGGCATTCAGCCATTGCCAGGCAACGATGCTGGCCGTCGATCATGCTGCCGTCATCAGCGAACCGGATCGGGTCAGCGCAGAACTCCCACCGGCCGTGCATCATGTCGTTGCGGTACCGGGCCACGGTCGGCGAGGAAACGGCCCTGTTTCTGGTGTTGCGGGAAAGGAACTCACGGGCCTTGGCTGGCGTGAGCGTTTCGATGCGCTGCGTGATGTTCATACCGGACGGGCTAAGCTTGATGGTGTTGTTCATCAGTTCTCCTTGAACTGTTCGAGGGCGTCGGCTAGGGCGTCCTTGGTTTGGGCGAGGCCGTGACGAAATTTCACGGCCTCGTTCTTATGTGTGGTGAAACGGTCGTCATTGACGGCCGCCTCGACGGCCGCGATGGCGGCGTCAAGCTTGAGAAGTGCCACGTCGGCAAGATCGCGCCACGGCTTACGGCGCGGTACCGACGGGGCGGTAGGGGTGATCTCGCCGGTCTGGCGATCAACAAGGTGTGCCCATCCAGGCCCCAGGCCGATCACCGACCGAGCCGCGACCTGCACGGTCGGCTCAGCATGTGGCGTGAAGCGGTCGGCGGAAGCCTCCACATGGGCAGGTGATGCAAATGCATCACCTGCCTGCGCGTCTCGAACGACAGTGGACTGATCGGTGCCGACTACTGGGGCGATGGCCCGGGTAGACATGCCTTCGCCCGCCAAATAGGTGACAAGCTCGCGGCGCTGCTCCCGAGGAAGCCGCATCGGCTGCTCGCCCATCACCTCCGCCACGAAGGCCGTCCATGACTTGTAGCCAAGGACCTGCCACACCTGCCCCGTCTTCGCGCGGGCAATCAGCTCCCCCAGGCCATCCATCTGCTCGCGGATGTGCAGCACCTTCGTCCGCAGGCGCTCAGTGATCCGGCGGGCCTCCTCGACAGAGACCCGCGCAGCATCCACCGAGACCTGTTCAGGAGGGAGATCGACGCTCATGCCGCCACCTCCTGCTGCTCGGATGTCTCAGCGACGAGGCTTGCCGCGCTGCGGTTAGTGGCGATGGACACAGCCCTGATCTCGTCCCAGCTGACGACCCCTCGACTTAAATGCCGGTTGAGGGTTGTCAGAGGGATTCCGAATCGCTCGGACAGCTCTCGCTGCGAGACGCCTGCCTCGCGAAGCGCTCGCCTTAGAGTGGCTGATAGCTCGACTGCGGTCGGGGTCATGTGGTTCATGTGGATCACCTTACGCTCTATTTGGGACATGTCAAGGCAGGGAAATGGTCAAACTGGAGTAGATTTTGGGAGCTGACGGCGCTAATGTGTCCCGCATGGGACGCAATGCACGGCCAGTCAGCAAGGCCACAAAGGCACTCGCCGAGGCAATTAGGGAAGCCCAGGGGGCGGCCAACCTCAGCGGGGCTGAGCTGGCGCGGCGCGCAGGGATTCCCTACTCATCATTCCGGAAGATCAGAGAGGGTGAAGTGACCATCTCTTGGGAGCAGATCCGGATGATCGTCGCAGCCCTTGGCATCGATGCCACTGATCTGGTCACGCGGGCTGAGGAAATCGAGGACGGCTTTGGCCGCTAGCAGGGCTAAGGCCCCAGGCTGCTCCTGGCTCGGTCTCTACGTTGTTGCTCGAACATGCGTACGAATGTAGACCGCCCCGCCCACAGTTCCAGCAAGTGGGTGGGATTTGACTCAAACGGCTGCGGCGGGGCGTGACCTAGGTCTAGATTGCGGTGTCGAAACCCACACAGGAAGGCACCACATGCCCACCATCCGCAAGACCCTCCCCGCCCTCGTAGCAGCAGCCTGCGCCATCGCAGCCCTGTCGGGGTGTGGCAGCTCGTCATCGAGTCCCAGCTCCAGCACTTCGGAGACGGCCGCGACAACAGCCCCGGCCGCCGCCCCTTCATCGACCCAGACGGTCCCCACCGAATACACGTCAGCACTTAACTCGGCCAAGTCTTACGCCGGAACGAGCATGCACATGTCGAAGCAGGGCGTTTATGACCAGCTCACCGCGGACGCTGGGGAGAAGTTCACCGCTGATGCCGCGCAGTACGCCATCGACAACGTGCAGGCCGACTGGAACGCGAACGCTCTGGCGACCGCCAAGCAGTACCAGGCGACCATGAGCATGTCACCCGCAGCGATCCACGATCAGCTCACCTCTGACGCGGGAGAGAAGTTCACCCAGGCCGAAGCGGACTACGCGATCGCCCATCTGAACGACTGATTACAACGCAGAAGAGCCGCCGACCATTGAGGTCGGCGGCTCTTTGCATGTGCAAGTGCTCGAACTCACTTGCTGGTACGTCTGCTGGTCATGTGCTGGTACGACTCTTCGTCCGCCAGTCGAATCATGCCCTGACTAGGTGTTTTACAGTGCCCCCACGGGGGATCGAACCCCGGACCCAAGGATTAAAAGTCCCTGTCTCGCGCTAGAATCGAAGCGTGAGCGCCGCACGAATGTTCCTCTGACTAGGGGTTTTAGCGTTGCACGACGCTGTACGGTGCTGCACGATATGCTGGTCTATATGCTGGTACGTATGCTGGTATAGCTCCAGAGGCAAGGTGGTCGAGATGGCTGGGCGCAGAGTCAAGGGCGGCGGAAGCTTCTACGTCGACTCGCACGGACGCCACGTCTTCGCGATCGTCGTCACCCGACCGGATGGGCGCCGGCAGAGGATCAGCCGAAGCGCCAAGACACTGCGGGAAGTGCAGGTGAAGGCCAAGGAGCTGCGCCGCACCTTGGACGTCGGCGTGATGCCAAGCCGCGACACTGTGGGCGAATGGCTCACCTACTGGCGCCACCACATTGCTGGACCCAAGCTCAAGCCGTCGACCTTGGCTGGCTACGACAGCAAGCTGGAGCGCTACCTCCTCCCCCAGCTCGGAGAAAAGCGCCTGGATCGGCTCTCGTCTGACGACGTGAGGGCGCTGCACGAGTGGATGGCAGACAAGGGGCTTGCGCCGGCGACGATCCGGCAGACTCATGCGATCCTTTCCGCTGCGCTTAAGGTGGCTGAGGATGAGGGCAAGATCGTCCGCAACCCGTGCCGGTCGCGTGCAGCGCAGCCGCCGACCGTCACACCGAACCCGCACCCGATCTTGAGCGCCGCCGACGCTGCGAGGGTGCTTGCTGCCGTCAAGGACATCCCGCAACTGCGCGCTCGCGTCGCTGTGGCGATCCTCACCGGGCTGAGGCAGGGCGAAGCGCTGGCCCTGGAATGGGGCGACGTGCACGAGGGCGACGCCCGTCCAACCTTGCGGGTCCGCCAATCCATGGCACGCAAGCGCGGCGGCGGGCTGGTGGTCGGCACCCCCAAGTCGCGCCGGTCGGCCCGGGAGGTGCCCCTGGATGGGCTCGTCACGGATGCCCTGTCGAAATGGCGCGAGGTGAGCGGCGGCGTCGGGTATGTCTTCGCCTCCCCAGCTGGTGCTGGGATTCTGCGCGATCCTCGCCGGGACTCCCTCGATTGGTCCATGGCGCTCGAAATGGCTGGCGTCGACCACGTGCCCCTTCACGGGGCTCGGGGGACGCTCGCGACGATCCTGATGGCCAGGGGCGTGCCCGATCGGGTGATTGCCGACATGCTCGGCCACGACGTGCTCGTAGATCAGCGGCACTATCAGCACTCTGACGATGAGCAGAGGCGGGCAGGCGCGGAGGTCGCGGCGGAAGCTATCGAGGCAGCAGCAAGAGCGTGAGCCCGCTGAAATCGTTTCGAAAAAGATGGTCCCCACACTTGACATGTTGGAACACTGTTGCTACGCTTGTGTCACAAGGACAAAGCAAGAGGCCCCACCGGGAAGCACCCCGATGAGGCCAAGACCCTGAAAGGGACAGGATCATGACCGATTCTACCGACACCACCTTCTCCACCCGCGACGAGGCCATCGCCTCCATCATCGACGCAATCGAGGCCGGAGGCGCAGTCACCGACGCCCGCAGCGAGTATGACCTCGACGCCATTGCCGATGAGCTGGTCACGCTCCACAGCGAGGAGACCTCCGAGGGTGCGACAATCGCCTCCAGCGTGTACTTCGCCATCGACGCCGACGAGGACGCCTTCTGGGCCGCGGTCGCCGACCACGAGCTGGTCGGCATCACCGCACAGTTCACCAGCATCAACACCCCCACAGTGATCGACGGACGCAAGACGACGACCGACACCATCACCATCGAGCGCGACGGTGTCGAGCTCGACGCGATCGATGTCGAGTCCAGCGAGGATGCAGAGCCCTACGACGACGCGGTCCGCTCGATCATCGGCGACCAGCCCTTCACCTGGGTCCGCTGACCACACCAACCACCGGGGAGGGGCTCTGGCCCCTCCCACTTTCCACTCAAGGAGGATTCCCATGGCCAGCACAATCACCTGGCGGCCCACCGACGACATGGCCGCATGGATGACCCGACGCGGAGCCGATGTGGCCGCGCCCCCAAGCCTGTCGGCACGCACCCGCACCGAGATGGACCTGTGGCGCGAAGCCCAGCGCATCGACCTGGCCCGCACCGGCTGGACGCTGGTCGAGCTGGGCATCCTCGCCGCCGCGATGCAGGCAGGCATGACCTCCGACACGGTCTCCCAGCTTCCCGGGGGTGACATCACCATTGCGCTGCAGGAATTCACCTCTGACAGCGCCGACCTCCTGTCGGCTCGCGACAAGGCCTCGCGGCTGTCGGCCTGCGCCACGATCGCCATGGAGCATGCTGTCACCCAGTGGTGGGATCTGGGGCTCGACCACACCGCCGAGGCATGGCGGGGGCTGGGCATCAGGGTGGTCGGCTGACATGGCAGCCCCGGAGAGCTGGACGTGGACGCCTCGCGGAGTGCCCGGGCTGCGTCGCCGCTTCGTGCGGGACTCCCGCCACCTCGACGAGCGCCTGAAGCAACTGGCCGCCACCCACCCTGACGTCGTGGCTGACGCCATGGGCGACAAGGCACTGCCGCTGGCCGGCTTCGGCTGGAGCGCCGAGCGGCTCGGCAATGCGGCGCTGTTCTGGGTGAGCGGCGAGATGGCCGCACTCGCCCTGGATGCTGCCCTGGACGTGCCCGAGTGGAGTCCGGGCCAGCTGATCACCCCGACCGGGCTGGCCTGCTTCGCCAAACCCCTGCCGGGGCCCAAGCCGCGCACCTTCGACCTGCCCGGCGGCCGCACCTGGCAGGGAAATCCTCCCGTCTGGGCGATTGCCTGGCTGCCGGCGCCGGGCGGGGGCACCATGATCCAGCTGCTGGGGCGCCTGGGCGACTTCCCGCCCGGCTTCGCTGCCGTGGACGGTCCCCTGGTCGAGATCCTGTCGATTCTCATCCGCCCCGAATCCGATCTGGATGCCACGCTGAGCCCCGAGGCCCGCATGTCAGCCTCCCTGCTCATGGCGATGAGCGTGCTCATGGACACCCCCACCGTCGCCGAGCGCCACACGATCGACTCCCGCACCGGCAAGGCCCCGGGCACCGAACACAGGCCCCGCACGCCACGCCCCGACCATCACGTCACCCTGGTGGACCTGCGTCCGATCCGCACCGTGATCACCGACCACGACGACGGCACCGGACACAAGCTCACCGTCCGATTCATGGTCCGCGGGCACTGGACCCACCAGGCGCACGGCCCCAAGCGTGGACTGCGCAAGCTGATCTTCATCGCGCCCTACCTCAAGGGTCCGGCGGGCGCGCCGCTGCAGGCATCCGAGAAAGTCATGGTGTGGCGTCGCTGACCGCCCTTGAGACGCAAAAAGACCGCCCACCTGGACCAGTGAAGGTCAGGTGGGCGGTCTTGTGGTGCTCAGGTTTCTTGAGTGGCTATCCGGTGCAGGGTCGCCGTCACCCCCTCGGGTCAGACGGTCGGCACGGGATCCGGGGCCGTGGCCGGGACGAAGCCGGCTGGGACCTCCCCGGCGACGCGCGCCGGTGGCGTGACGGGCGTGGTGTCCGTCTTGCCCACGGTCGTCGCCTCGAGTCCCTTGGCGGTGGTGGGGACGCCGGCGGTGAAGTCGGCGTTGCCGATCGAGGTGATCAGCGACAGCACCACAGCCATGGCGGTGCCGGAGGCAACAACCGCCCAGGGCACCTGTTGGATCAGCGCCGAGGTCCCCATGAGGCCGACGGCCGTCTGTGCGGCGGTCTTGAGGGCGCGCTCGCCTGCGCCCTTCCAGAATGCGAGAGTCCAGATCATGCCTGACCCCCTGCGGGAGCGGGCTGGAGTTGTGCGTTGGCGGGCAGTTGGACGACCAGTTTCGCGCCCGCGAGTTGGGCGGCGATCTTGTCGGTGTCGACGTTGGGGATCGAAGCGGCGGTCTCTTTCAGCCGGTCCACGGTCCACTGTGCCAAGGTGTCCCGGTTCGCGTCGGCTTGGGCGGCGAGCGCTTTGAAGTTGGCGTCCTGCCATGCCACGATCTGATCGAGGCGCGCGGCTAGTTCGGGTGTCATGGTGTCTCCTCCTTGGAGAATGTCAGCGAATAGTGCATTGGTGTCGATCGGGGTCGAAGTGAATTGGTGCATGGTCACCGGCCACCCATCGGGGACCGGCCCCGAGTAGGTGCCGGGGGTTCCGGTGTAGTCGGCCAGCCACAGCGGGAGAGCGGTCAAGCGTGTGCGCTGGTCGCTGGTGGCGGCCTCCCACAGGGCGTTCGCCCACGACCGCGAGCAATAGACCAGCGTGGGTTTAGCGCTGGCAGTCTTCACCCGGTCAGTCCAGGCGAGGATGAAACCGACCCGCCCGGACCACTCCAAGCCGTCGTCGTCGGCTTCCACGTCTAGCGCCAACCACCCGACGTCACCGGGGAGGTTGTCCAGGAAGTAGTCGGCCTGCTGGACTGGGTCGCCGCCACGCATGAAGTGGTAGGCGCCTGTGGTTACCCCACGATCCGTGGCGACCTTGTACCACTGGGCACGATTCGGGTTCGTATAGCCGGTGCCTTCGGTGGCCTTGATGATGCAAAACGACATGCCCTCCAGCAGGCCACCATCGGGGGCCTGATAGGCGGACACGTCAATGCCACGATCCATGTTGCTTCCTTCCAGATCAGAAAGACCCCCGCACGGGGCGGGGCTCAGTCGAGGGTGTGATCGTCGGGCGGCGGCGGATAGCGAGCGGCGAAATCGTCTGTCCATGGCTTGTGCCAGCGGTGGCACCAGTCGCGGCCGGCCCAGTAGGCCTCTGCCCAGCGGGCTGCAAGATTCAGCGAGTCAATGGCGTCGTGGGCGGCCCTCATCTTGCGGCCGGACTTGCCGGTGCGCCACCCAACCAGCCCCTTGATGAGCGTGACGAGCGCGCCGAGGAATCCGGCGCCGCCCAGCACTGTGATCCAGGTCTGGAAGTCATTCATTCATCCCCCGCCTCTGGAGGCCCGGGCCGAGGCAGCGTCGGGTCGGCTGGCAGCGTCCTGATCCTGATCCAGCGTGTCGCCACGAGAAGCAGCAGCCCCAGCGCCGAGGCCACTTCCCACGGCCCGTCGGGCGGGGAGATCGCCACGACGAAAGACAGGTGTACCGCGAAAGCGGCACCGATCGCCACCAGACCGGCGCGCTCGATCCACCACTGGCCCCACGGGCAGCCGATCAGCCCGCACACGCCACCAGCGATGAGCAGGCCGCCCATCATGTCGCGGACCCCCATCGTGGAGGCGTCGTCGATCGCCCAGAACCCCAACCCCAACAACCCCAGATAGGCCAGCGTCATCAGGACCGTCACAGACTTCGGTTCAGCCACCATCGCCCAGATCCGGGCAAGGGGCCTCGCGTGCTGTGTGTCATTCATCACCCCACCTCCCATTCCAGGGACAACCATTCAGCGGTCGTGACCCCGACCTCCGACTTGATGTTGCCTCCATCCGCGACGATCCAGGCTGCCTGCATCGAAGGCTGATAGGGGCTGGTGGGGCGCAGCTCCGCCGGGACGCTCACCATCTCAATCATGCCGCTGCCCGAGTCGCGGGCGATCAGTCCCCGCATCTGGACACGGCGACCGAAATCGACCAGCCGGTACATCACCGTCGGCAGGTTGGCCCACGGGGCGGCCGGATGGAACCCGTTGCCCCACGTCCACTCCGATGTTGAGGTCCACGGGCCGGTCTCGGCGACCCAGCCCGATGCCCGGCGCATCCACCGGGCACCCGTGGTGGTGACAAGACCGATCGCGCCAAGCGTGGCAGGCATCTGACGCAGCGCCGTTTCGGTCGCTGCCGTGGGTGACACGGCCGCCAGTGTTGCTTGCGTGGCTGTTTGGGTCCATGTCAGCTGCTGGGTCTGCACGGCTCCGTCCGAGGTGAGCGCACCGAGCGCGGTCAGCACCCACAGGGTGGCTGTCGTGGCGTTCCACCAGCGAGCACCCACAGGAAGTGCCGGAAACAGCTGTGTCGTGTCGGCGCCATATTCGGCGACCGCCGCCTGGTTCCCGGCGCGTGTGGGGGGATCGGAGTTTTCCGCGATCCACCAGCCGTTGCCCAGGTCTGCGGCAATCTTGACCCCGGCAGTCGTTTGCGCTGACAGTGCCGCCGACTGGGCAGATGCTGCCGCCGACGCTTTCGCATCGGCAGCGATGGTCGCGGCGCTCGTGGCGGTGGTCAGTGCCTGGGCAGAATCGGCAACGGCCTGGGCGGAGTCCTTCGCGGCCGCAGCCGCAGCCGCGGTCGCGGTGAGGGCATCGTCGATCATCGTGCCGAGCGTCTGCCAGGCATCTTGACGCCAGCGGCGCCCGGACGCATCCTCCACCCACACCGTAGGGCCCACTTCGGTACGGAATCGGTAGCGGCCCACCTCGTCGGTGAGGACCCTTGACACGAGTGCCCATCCGTCGCCACGGTCCTGCTGCACCGCAACGGCAGAGCCGGCCACTTCGGCATCCCACACACGCAGTTCGATGCCGGGGCGCACGTCGCCTGCGGCGTCGGTCACCACATCGGCGGGAGCGAAACCGTAATCCCATGCCATCACAAGATCCTCTGGTAGGTGAGCTCGGTGTTGATCGTGAGGCCTGCCCCGGAGCGCTGCTGCACTTCCTGGTTGATCTTGTCGCCTTTCGTGAGCGACAGCGTGCGTGCCCCGGTCCAGCGCCAATAGAAGTGGCCTGTGGTGGAACCACCGAAGATGAAGTCCCCGTTCACGTTCACCCGGGACTCACGAATCTTGTCGTCCACGGCGGCGCCGGACTCTTCGGAGGCATAGGCATACACGTTATAGATCCCGGTGTCAGGCACAACTCCGTTGCGACATACTGTCCACACGTCGGAGTTGACGAAGGATTGTCCGGTGTTTCGTACCGGATCGCTGTGCTGCACGATTGTCGCCCACTGGTCCAGCGTCGATGACGTCTTCACCCAAATCGCCGACAGCTCGACCGACACGACGACGGTCCCGGCTGGCGCCTGAATACTCGACGCGGACGCCGTGCCGTATTTCGCGGTGCGGTCAGCGATCGATGAGGCATGCCCGATCAGGGAGGGCCGCATCGAATCCAGCAATGTGATGATCGTCGCCGGCACATCAGGTGCATCGGCCTCGCTCGGAACGCTAAATTTGTCAGGCCCGTAAACGGATGCCATTTCTCTCCCCCTCTTATGCGACGGCGAGGGCGCCGATCAGCACCCACGCCCCACCGGTCAGACCCAGAAGCACAGCCCAGTCACCGGCGCGCGCCTTATATGTGTCGAGCCTCACCACGTCATGGATGAGCGTGCCGTGTTGGACTTTGACGCTGCGGCCATCCGCCCCAACAGCGAGCACCTTGGCCAGCACCACCGTGGTCGGAGGCTCGGCCATCAGACCCTGGAGGGCCACATCCGGGCGGGTCGTCATGAGATCGTCCCCTCGTCGCCGCTTGTCGATTCGGTGGTCATAGCGTCCTCACTCGTCGCGCTGCGTGTCTGGCAGGTCATTGTCGCCGCCACAAGGTCACAGGAAACCGATTCGAGCAGCACCGTGACCGGCCCACCCGGCAGCTGCACAATCCCCACATCGCCCGCCCTCTTCGCCGGATCAAAAAGCGTCGTGATGTCCAGGGTCCGCTTCACACCCAGACGCGGAGAAAGCAGCGCCTTCGCTGCCGCCTCCACCTGCGTCGTATCAGTGAAAAGAGATGAAGTGTAGAAGAGCGGGACCGTGCCGAAGCCGCCGCGATTCACGGGTTTGTCGACATTTGTGGGTGACCACGAATTGTGATCGGCCACCGTCACCGGCCCCAGGACCGGCGTGGCGCCGTCCGTGGATTGTCCAGTCGCAACCACCGCATTGCGGACCGTCGAGCGATCCTCATGGGTCACCGCACCCAGCAACGCGCCGCCCTTCCCCGCCTCGATCGTCCACACGGGCGGCCCATCCAATGCCGCCGGCGGCGCCACATGCCACACACCACGCGCATCAGTCGACACCTGAGCCGCCAACATCCCCGCAATCGACGGGTCAGACGAGCCGCCATCGATGAAGGCCCACCGGTCGCGCTGCACCACCGTCGCCGGAATGTTGCGGCCAGAATCGACGCTGGTGTCGAAGGAGATTTCTGCCTCAGGGAGCACCTCCCGGATCAGACTGCCCAGCACATCGATCGCAGCACCCGACACCTCACGCGGCTCAACCAGCCGCGAGTCCATCAGCTGCTGCTCCCAGCTGAACCCAGCCACCGCCACCGTGGCCTCCTTCGCACCGGCAGCATCCAGCCCCTCCGTACGATCCACCTGATCGATGCGGAAATCGCCGAGCTGAATGGTCTCCTCCCAGCTCGACGTGTGGTGCAGCGTCGCAAACACCCGCGCCCGGCATCCGAAGACGTCCAGGCCCTGCGCATCAGCGCCGCGCAGAGTACATGTCATCTGCCACCGCACCTGTTGGGCAATCGACTCATCGACCGTGCAGGCCAGCGGCACCACGTCATGCCATGTCTGCCCCCCATCGGACGACCACGACACCATCACCGACCAGCGGGCAGCAGATCCCACCGACTCGGCCCACCGCTTTGACACATCGATCACGATCGCGCTCCCATCACGTCCAAAAATCGTTCAGAGGTCCGAGCCAACTCGGCGAAGCTTCCCCGCGTCGCCGCGATGCGTGCATAGCTCACGCCCGGAACCCATGCCGGCAGATCAGTCGCCACCGGCGGCGTGATCGGCGTCAGCTCGCAGGACAGCATCCACCGGCGGATCGTCACCGAGGCAGTCACATCACCGGGCTGCATCCACACCGGCGGCCACCCAGCCGAAGGATCAGGCCGCATGCACACCGGACCCATCGACAACGCCGCCACCAACCGCGCCCGCGTCGCCGCATCATCAGGGAACCAGCCCCACGTCTGCGGCCCCTGCGTCGGCACATCCCACGTCCCCGCCATCAACGGCGAGGACGGCACCGGCGTCAACGTCGCACGCGCCCGAGTCGTCCAGTCAGGATTCGGCTGTACCTGCTTGACGCACACGGACGCCGACAGGTCCATCAGCGGCATGATCCAACAGAAGTCCCGGCCCAGCGGCCCGGCCGTGTGCACCGGCAGCGTCCACGATGTCCCATCGTCGGCGGTCACTGTATAGGCCACATCGGCATCCAAGGGAGGGAAAGGATCGAAGGCGACACCGCTACCGCCCGGCGTCGCCGCCGGGCTGGCACCATAGACAGCCTCGCCGTCGCGGCTGATGCTCGCATGCATCCCGGACAGCCCGGTCAGAGTGAAGCTCACGCCACACCATGCCGGCACCAGCGTGGCCGTCACATGCCCCGAAGCATCGGTGAAGCTGGTCGGCGGTCCCGGCCAGCTCACGCCAGGCGATGCAATGATCGGCATGTCACCTCAATCCCCGGGCGCCCACGGCGCTCCGCGTGATCCTGCCGTCCACGACGGCCTCAAATTGGTGCTGTCCGTCAACGGAGAACACCAGCCCCATCCCCTCGAGCACCTGACGGAACACGGTCGCCATCTGTCTGAGGTCTGTGCCCCCAGTGCCCTCAGATGGGCCGAGGATGCGCTCAGGACGGCCGGTCTCATTGCGCACCACGCTCGTACCGGTCGGCAGCCAGCCGCCCGCATCGTAAAGGCGCGGAAGCACACCGCCGCCCGCATAGCCGTGGCCCTGCCCGATCACACCGAACATGCCCTCGCCGCCATAACGCGACTTCGCGTAATTCATGCCCGCCAGAATGTTCGACATCCCGTCGAACACATTGTCGAAACCGGGCACATGATAGGCGGAGAATGTTGCGCCGATCACCTGAACAAGACCCTTGGCTAGATCGCCGGACGCGTTGTTCACGTCGCCGATGTTGCCCTGGATCGCGTTCGGGTTGCCGCCCGACTCGGTTTGAATCTGGCGCACCCACGCCTGCACATGCTCAGGGGTCGAAGCGATCCCCAGCATTTGCAGGGCGGCAGTGATCTGCGGCGCCCAATCCTGAGCAGCCTTCGACGTGTTGCCCCCGAACAGACCGCCCAGATGCTCCTTCACCCAGTCGCCAATCGTGCTGATGATCTTGCCCGGCACCCGGGTGATCAACCGCCCGAAAGGATTCGAATTGATCTTGTCCTCGAAGCCCTGCACGACCTTCTTCAAGGAACCAATCGGGTCCTTGAGAAAATCGCCAATTCCGGAGGCCACGCCCTTGATCGCGCCGATCACACCGCCGCCAGCGAAGGACATGACGCCCCCGTCGGCGAATCCGAGCGCAGACCGCAGCCCACCGACACCGCCCGACTTCGCGAGCGCATTCATGCGGGCCACCCACTCAGGGCCGACCGCAGCAGTGAACTCGGGCCGCATGACAGCCTCGCCGCCGGACAGGTTCAACAGCATCCCGGTGGCAGGGTCCACAAAGGCATGGACGTCTCGCCCGGGCGTATAGCCGGGCAGCACACCGCCGGTCGCGAAATCGACATGCGGAACATCGGCCTTCGGGGCGCCGAACATCCCGGCAATGTCGTTGTACTTGCCGACCAGCCCGGCGACCACGGTATTCACGACGAAGCGAATTGGCTTGGCGGCCAATTCCTTCATCGCATCCCACGCCTTGCCAACGCCATCCTTGACGGCGTTGAAGGCATCAACAATGGAATTCTTCACCTGAACGAACCGGTTGACCACATCGCGCTCGAACCACTCAACCACCGGGTTGATGATGTGGTCCTTGATCCAATTCCAGATGTCGGAAAGGTTGTCGCGGAAGTTCGCGAAGTTATCCTTCGCGTTCTGAATGGCCTGCTTGAAGCGGGCAATAACGTTCGTCTCGAACCACTTGACCACTGGCTCAATGATGTGGTCCTTGATCCAATTCCAGGCATCACCGATACGGTCGCGCAGGTTGTTGAAACCGTCGATTTCAAGCTTGATGAAAGCCTTGGTGCGGTCGACCACGTTGGTCTCGAACCATTTGACCACTGGCTCAATGATGTGATCTTTGATCCAATTCCACGCATTTCCGACCGCATCACGCAAACCGGTGAAGGAGTCGCCAATCGCCTTACCCACCGACTTAAAGACCGGGGCAACCGAGTTCTTGAACCAGTCCACCACGGATTTAATGGCGTTGCTGATCCCCTCAAAGGCAGGCTTGACGATATGCTGCCAGAGCCACGTGAAGACCGGGGCTACGACCTTTTGGAATACGAGTATCCAACCACGCAACTCAAGGCTGATAATCGTTACAACGACCGATATGGCGACTTTGATGCCATTCCAGACCGGTTGAATGACCGACTTCCACAGCCAATTCATCACCTTGCCGATGCCCTTGGCGATCGACGAGAACACATCACCCACGGCCTTGAAGGCCGTACCGAGCGCGCGGCCAGCAGTCTTGAAGACATCCGAAATGGTGCCCCAGACCTTCTTGAAGCCGGGCACAAGGCTGCCGGTAAACCAGCCGATCACCGCGCCAAAAGTATTCTTGATCGCCGTGCCGATACCGTTCACGAACGCCCGGAACTTCGGCGAGGTCGCATACAGTGACGCCAGCGCCGCGATGATAAGGCCGATCACCCTCACAATGAGGCCCACCGTCGACATGCTCTTGAACGAATTGCCGAGCAGCTTCACAGCGCCAGCGGTGGCCTTCACGCCGCTCGCAACCTTGCCGATCATGACAAGCGCGCCGCCGACGCCGGTGATCACCGAGATGATTGGCACGAGCACCTTGGCCGTAGAGCTGATCTCGGTCTTGTGCTGCGTCACGAATTTCGTGACATCGACAACAGCGGGGATCACCTTCTGGCGGATCATGTTCGTGGCAGCGGTCAGGATCGGAAGGATCTGCGAACCGATCGAGACCTTGAGTCCTTCGAGGCTGGCGTTCCATTCCTTTTGCGAAGCCTTCGACTTGGCGAAGGCGGTCGCCTGATCCTTGCCGATCGTGTTCCCGAACTTGTCGGACTGGGCCATGAGGTCCTTGATGCCGTCGGAGCCCTTGTTGAGCATGGGCACCATGTCCGCACCGGACCGCCCGAAGATCTTCATTGCGGCGGCGGTCTTGTCGGCGCCGTCCGGCATGGTCTTGAACTTCGCTGCGATGTCGGGCAGCAGGTCAGTCATCGGGCGCATGTTGCCGGCCGCGTCGCGGGTCTGGACCCCCAGCCCCTGCAACACCTTGGTTGCCCCAGACGTGGCACCGGCCGCGCCACCGATGTTCTTCTCCATGATCTTCATGGAGTTCGCGAAAGCATCGGTGTTCACGTTGGATTGCTTGGCCGCGTACCCAAGCCGGGACGCGTCGTCAGTAGTGACGCCAAGGTTGCGGGACAGACCGATCGCCGCACCGGCCGCGCTCTCGAAGGAGTTCACGGCGTCGCGGCCGAACTTGACGATTGCGCCGGATGCGAGAGCGCCGGAGATGACCCCGGTGATTGCTCCCAGGTGGCTCTTGAGGCCGGCAGCGATCGACTTGCCGGCACTATCGCCGTCGCCCTTGGGTCGCACCACCTGCCGGGAGCCCTCGGCCACGGCTTCCTTGGTCTTGCCGGTGACTTCCTTGCCGACACCTGCCGCGTCAGCCTTGGGACGGATCGTCTCTCGGGAAGCCTCAGAGACGGCCGTCTTGGTGTCGGCGGTGATCTGTGTGCCGGCCTTCTTCGCGTCGCCCTTGGCCGAGATGCGTGCCGACTCCGATGCGGCAGCGGCGGCCTTGGCGGTGTCGGACTTGATCGCCCCGGTGGCCTTCTCCGTGTCGGCCTTCACCGCCACCGTGGCGGTTGCTGCTGCGGCCGCAGCCTTCGCGCCCTCACGGACGTCAGAGGCCAGCTTCTCCAGATTGGCCAGGATGTCGACCGAGACAGCGCCCGCAGAAATGCCAGCCATGTGCGACCCCTTCTATATGCCGCGTCAGGCGGCCGCGATTGCGTTCAGTTCGCTGACGAATGTGTCCGCGTCGTCGATCACATCCGGGTCCTCGGTCTTCATGACAAGGAAGGACGGGGCCGGGATCGCGTCGCGCGAGTCAGGGTCCGAATGGGCCATAGCCCAGGCATGCTTGAAGTCGCGCAGCTCGTCGATCAGCATCGCCAGCAGCGTCGTGTGGTCCGGCAGCCGCGGAGCATCCGGGTCCATCGCCTGCGCGATGCGCGCCGACGGCGGCAGGTTGCGGACGAGTGTCAGCAGCTCCACCGGGTCGGTGCACCGTGCAAGCGACAGGCCCCCGAAGTTGCTCCGCAGGTCGGCGTCGAGTTCGCCCCCGTGCAGCCGGATCAGCTGACCGAGGGCACCGATTCCCCCGCGCCCGCTCCGTAAAGAGCCTCGAAGAGCGCCTGAAATTCATCGGTGCTGATATCGCTGGCCGAGAACAGCTCGTACTGGTCGGCACCGAGCCATTCCCGAAGGCCGTCCTGGAGGGCATCCTCGTCGCCCATCTTGAGCGCCACGAACATCGGCAGTTTCGCCGGCACCTTGAAAGTGATGCCGTCGAGAACGAACTCGGTCTTGGCAACAGGGTGCTTCTTGCGGAGGTCGTCGAGGTTGATTGCGATTGCCATGGTGGCCCTTTCGAGAATTCGGATTAGTCGGGTGGTCCGGGAAGTGAGTGGCGGGCTGGGGAGGACCGGGCCCCAGCCCGCCAGATTGTGGGGCCGACTTATACGGCCTTGGGAGTGGCGAAGCCGCTGTCGTCGTTGAAGACCGTCCAGGGAAGCGCGTCAGCGGACTTCGCGGCGCCCATCGAAGACGAGCCCAAAGCCTCGAAGGTGATCGGCAGCAGAGCCTCAGCCGACTTCACCAGCGTGGTCTGGGTGTTCGACGTCACCAGCCCATTCGTGACGACCCACCGCCAATGCACACCATTCACGGTCCAATCCAGCGCCAGCTCGCGGTTATCAACCAGGGAAGGATCGGGCGGGGTGTACTGGTTCACGCCATTGACGGTCGCCCACGTGCCGCCACCGAAAGCGAGCGAAACGCTGTCCTTCGTCCATTCCTGCAAATTGAATTGCAGGGTGTGCTTCCGCTCATTGATCATCTTGGCGGTGGGGTAGAACTCCTGCTGGCTCTTGATGTCGGCCATCGTCTTGGTGTCATCGATAATGACGCCCTTTTCGTCGATGTAACCGAGCTCCACCCAATCGACACTGTAATCTGTCTTGAAGTCGGTCGGGACTGCCGCGCCGACCTTGGCGACGCGGATGCGCGCATTGGCGCAGAACTTGAAATGCTTGGACGTGTATACCGGACTCGACATTTAAACTCCTAGGAGAGTGATCAGGACCCCAGCTGTGTAGCGGGGCCGCTCTGGTGTGACGGTTTGGTCCGGCAGCCACAGGAGGCCCGTGGTCGGCGCGACGTCCGTCACAGTCGCGCCCTGAATCTGGTCGGCGCCGGGCATCTCCCACAGAAGGGTGCGGATGTGCGCCATGAGATCGGCGGCATGCGCTTGGCCTTCCGGGTCGTTCCCGTCGCCCCACACATCGACCTGGATGCTCGCCATGTCTGCACCCAACCCCGGGGTGGTGTTGCCACCCACACGGGTGATCGTCACCGACGGCCATTCAGGCTCCTCCGGCAATTGGGTCGACACGTTCGCAATTCCGGCATCGGAGAGATATCGGATCACCACCCTTTCCGCCATCGGGAAATCTTGGAAAGTCCAGCTCACGATTCGGCTTCCTTCTTCGCGGCCGGCTCCACCATCCCGATGGTGTTGGCCGCGCGGCGAACGATCGACTTCGGCGCCTGCTTAGCTGTCCCGAACTCGATCCATTTCGCTTTCCAGTCATTGGCGCGGACGGCGGCGTGCACGGTGCCATCGCGGCCATGCACAAGCACACCCTCGAAGGAATCGGCGTAATGCTTCACGCCGGACTTCTTGCCCTTCTTGCCCTTGGCCGCCTGCTTCGCAATGCGCTTCGAGCTTCCACCGGATTGCTTGTTGCCGGAATAGGCTTCACGCATCGCAATGTCGTGGCCGACCTTCGCGGCCTCGTCGGCCATCGCTTTGAGCTGCGCCTGGAATTCTGCGGTTTGGGTGAGCAGCTTCGCCCAGTCCTTGTGTTCGCGCCATGTGACTGCCATCCGTCAGCCTCCTGCCGTCGTTCCGATGAGCTTCACGGTCTGATGTGAGAAAGCGGCCACGCGCGGATTCCAGAACCGCACCGGGTCGCCGTCGACTTCCCACAGTTGGCCGCCGGATTTGATGCGGTCATGGGCTTTCACGTCCACGCCGGGCGGCAACATCGCCTGCATTGTGGTGACCACCACATCGCGGTCGTCGACCTGCTCCGTCGTAGACTTCTGTTCGATGAATCCGAGCACGTCCGCCAACTTCGTCCACGCCTTCACCTGGTTGTTCAGGCTGTTGCGGGTCGTCGTGGCGCGCTGGATTTCAATGGGTTGATTCAAGTGACGTGGCCCGATCACGACACCACCGCCAGACGCCAGGGCCGCAACAGGATCGCGGCCGCAGAATTGTCGGTGATCGCCCCATCGGTGTAGGTGGCCGACCATCCGCCCTGCGATTCGGATTTGAGTCCGGGAGCCGACGCGAAGGCCGCACCGGCCACCATCACCACGGCGGCGACGATCGCGTCAGGGACGGGATCGAGCCCGTGGCTGTAGGTCACCTGCCAGCTGCCCGGCAGGGTGGGCCACGGTGCCGCATGGCGCAGAAGCGGGACGACGATTCCGGTCTGTGTGGACAGGCCCACAAGGCCGGTCACGTCCTGCCAGTCGGCGCCAGTCTGGCGGTCGTCGGGAAGGATCTTCACCGTGGTGAGGCTGCGCACCGGCCAGCCGGGAAGGGCCACGCCTCGCGCCAGGGGAAGCGGGTCAAGAATCTCCGTGTCGCCGTCGACCGGTTCCGGGTCGAAACCCAGCCAGCCGGCGACGGCGGCACGACCTACGCGCAGCGCCATGAGTGCGCTGGGATCATTGTCAGCCAGATCAGTGCGGCCCGCATAGGCCGCCAGTTCCTGCACAGTGCCCAGCACCATCGCGCCCCCTATTGAATTGAATTGTGGAAAGGGAAACCCCGGCCCTCGATATCAGGGCCGGGGTCCCCTGCCGCCTGCTAGTGACTACTTGCCGACGGAAGATGCGGCGCCCAGGCTGATCGCCGTGAACCATGCCGGACGATAAACAGCCAGCCCCTTACGCACCTCAGCACGCAGAGAGATCAAGTCATTGGCGAAATCGTCCTCATTCGAGTTCGTCATCTCGACAGTGATACCCGAGCGGGTGAACACCTGCGCACCCTGCTGGAATGCGCCCACCAGGGCGGTACCGGCAGCAACAGCGGTCGTCACAATCACCGGGAAACCCCACAAATTGTAGACATTCGCCGGACCTGCATTTCCGTAGGCGCCAGTGAAAGGACCACCAGCGAAATACTGGCCATTGGAATCCTTGCCCAGGCGGATGACCTGCCAGTCGGTCGGATTCATCACAATCGCATCCGGCTCACCAAAAGCGACCGAGCGAATCTTAGTCACACCGGCGAACACACCGTCGGCGATATCAGTCGCCTTGGCGCTGGTCACGGCGGGCGTCACAGTCAGGCCGCTGCGATGCAGCAGACCAGTCATGTGCGACCCGGTGCCGTCACCGTTCAGCAGTTCCGACTCGGTGGCCCGCTGAATACCGAACACCATGCGGCCCTGCAAGTAGGACTGAATGGCGTCGAAATCCTCGAACATCTCGTCGGTTACCTTCGCCAGATTGGCGATCTTCACCACGGGATCATTCACGCGGGCGAGCCCGAGACCCACCTGCGGCTTGCGGCCCTTCTCAGGGGTTACCGCGGTGTTGTCGTCGAAACTCGACTCGACGACATAGGACAGCGAATTGCTTCCGATAGTGCCACTCGCCAGCAGCGACTCGATATAGAGCGGCTGGAAAAGCTTCGGGACAATTCCGGGCAGCAATTCCGGGGTGATCGGTGCGCCCGTGATGCCGGAGCTACCGGCCTGTGCGGGGGCCACACCCTCATCGAGGGTCGCGGCCGACTTCACGCTCACGCCCTGCAACTCAAGCGACTTCACGAAGTGCTGATTTGCACCAGACGCCTGCCGAGCAGACTTGTAGGCATCCGAAGCGGTGACCATTCCGGCGATCGTGCGGGGACGCTTGGTGGCCACCGTGGCGGCCTTCTCGTTCCCGTCCTCTTCGCCCGGCAGATCAGCCAGACCGTGGATTGCGTTCAGCTTGTCGTGGAGGTCGAGCTCGGCCCGGAAGCCCTTGATCTCGGTGTCCACATCGTCGAGGGCCTCCTGGCGCTCGGCGACAGTCTTGGTCTCATCGGACACAAGCTCTTGTGCCTTGAGGGCGGCCCGGCGAATCCCGGCCTTTGCGCTCACAACACTCATGCGTGAGCTCCTTCCTTCTCGTCGTCCGTGCCTGCCAGCGCGTCAGCGGCCAGCGAGATCGCACGGACACGGATTCGCAACATCTCGGCAGCATCAGCGTCGGCGTCGTCGGTGTCGGCCTTGTCGGCGGGCACGGGCTCAGCGGGCACAGGTGTGCTCTTCGTGTGCGTCTCCTCTTCTTGTGCCGCCACATCGGCGGCCTTCCCGCCCTCGTCAGGGCCGGCAGAATCGTGGTCGTCGTCGTGCGGGCAGGTGGCCCCCAGGGCGACAGCGGCGTCATGGATCGCCTGCACATTGGCGGCGTCCGACTTGGAATTGCGGCGGCCTTCCTTGAGCTGCAAGCCCTTCACCGCCAGCAGGGTCGCGTCCGGATTGGCGGGGGTGTTCACCACACCCGCATTCACCAGCTCGCGCTGCGCCAGCACCGTCCCATCGGCGTTCTCGATCGGGGGCGCGTAGCGGAATCCGACAGACACCGAATCGATAACTCCCTGCTGCATCATCGAGCGGACCTGTTGCGCCAAAGGCGTGTCGGCCAATTCGACATGCACCTTCATGGCGTCGCCGTCGATATAGGGGTGCCCGGTGCCGATTGTCTTTTCGACAGTCATCGCATGATCCACATCGATCGGGATATGGTCGGGAAGCGGCTGCACCCACTCATTCAGCTTGAGGGATTCACCGTCACGGTCGACCGCTTCCGTTGACAGGATCGCGTCGAAGCTGCCGGAACCGCTGTCGATATTGTCCGTGTCGACCGCAGCATCCACAGTCTTGAGCACGATATTCGCCATAGTCTTGAGCACGATATTCGCCATAGGAAATCCTTCGATCAGTCAAATGAGAGCGTGCAGTTACAGCCCGCAACTTCGTCATAATCGCCGGCCGAAATATCGCAGGGCCAGCGCATCCCGTTGGAAAAGGTGTCGCCCACATCCACGGTCTCGCCGTCCAATTGAGCGTGCGAGCTGCGGGGATTGGGGCCGGCTACCCAGGTCTTTGTCGCAAGGCCCTTCTGTGTAGCGCCCTCGACCTCCCCGAATTGCGACACGAAAGTCGCGCGCGTCTCGGCGGCCTGATCGACACGGGCGCCCGTCATCTCGTCAGTGAAAGCATTCACCGCGTCGAGCATGGCGGCAGTCATGTCGTCCGGCTTGTCGCCATCGAGCAGGCTCGACAACGCGGCAGCAAGGCCGTCAGCGGTCGCCGAATTCATCGAATCAGCTGCAGCCTTCACCGACGCGGCAATCCATTCCTTCGCCTTGTCGACGTCGAAACCGGCCCCGGCGATACGGCGCCCAAAAGCGTCCACAATCGACGCGGTGGGCTTGCGCAATTCCCCGGCAAGATCCTCGCCCCAGTCGGCGGCGGAATACAGACCGGCCGCCAAATCGGCAGCGTCGAAATCATCGTCGACAGATCCCCACGTCTTGGCGGCGCCACGGATCGCACCGGCCTGACGTCCGAAGCCGGCAGCCACAGCGGCACGCATCGCCTTCACGGCGGTGGCGCGCATCGCGGCACGGTCGGCCTTCATCGTGATCTGTCCCGACAGCCCGGCCACGGCGCGGGTGCGGATGCTGGCAGGCTTGACGGCCCGTGTGCCCGCGTCCTCGTCGTGCGTGGCGGCGTCGCTGCGCACCCGCTCGCCTTCCTTGGGAAGGTCGTCGCCCCAGCCGGCACCGTCCCCACCGCCATGCATGGCGGCAGCGACCGGCGTACCCAGTGGCTGCGTCGCCTGATTGGCGAACAGCCGGTCGGCCATCGGGTCGTCGTGCAGCGGCAACCCCAAGAACGTCGCGGCCTGATTCGGGGTGATCGTGCCCGACGTCACCAACCCGGGCAGCGTCTGCGCGAGACTCTCAAAATCCCCGCGCAGCATCTCGTCCAAACCGAACCGGATCACATGCGCACTATCGGAATAGAATTCGCTGACCAGTTGCGTTTGCAGGGCCGACGCGAGCGACTCCACAATGGGCGGCATCGTGTCGCGGCCCAGCGAACGCAGCTGTTCCACCGAACTCGTAAATGACGCCTTCTCCAACAGCGCGTGAATCGCAGCGGGCGGCATGTCGAAAACCATGCACACCTCATTGAGGTTCAGTTTCCGGGATTCGACGTACTGGGCTTCTTCCTGTGTGAGCTGAATTTGCTCGACAGTCATGCCCTCATCGAGCACCGCGGTCGAACCGGTAAGGTCGGCGCCGCCATGTCCCGCGTCATATTGCGCGCGGATCTTGTCGGCGGCCTTCTGGGACAATTCGCCCGGATGCTTGATCACCGTGCCCGGCCGTGCGCCGTTCTTCCAAAATGAACCGTTCGCGCGGCGGGCAGCATCTTCGGCGGCCAGCGTCGCACGCAAAGGTTCAAGCTGCGACATGCCGCGCATAATGTTGCCGGGATTGAAATTCAGCCAGGCGATAACGTCGGCTTCCGGCGCCGTCAGAATCCCGTCGCCCGTACCGGGCGCGAGCGTAAAGATGTAGTTCACGTGGCCCTGGTCGTCGCGCTCGATCGCCACACGCACCGGCGTCACCGGGTCGATACGGACCACAGTGCCATTGGCGTCGCGGCGCTTGAGAGCAAACGCCTCTCCGTAAATGTCCTTCGTCGCGGAAAGCCACCGCCAGAAAGACCAGGCAGGCATCATTCCGTCGGTCGGATCGCGCAGCAAATCAATGAGCGGGCCGTCGGTTTCCTCGATGTTGCCAGAGGCGGGGGCGGTATCCCACACGCGCACCGGCAGAGTTGCCAGTAACTCGGCGCGCTTGTTGATCACCGCCGACACCGACGGCTGCGCCCGATAAAGGGCCGAATACGACACATGCCGGTCGATCAGCTTGATTGAATCGGCCGCATAGAAATAGCCATCGATAAGCTGCGGGACCGGCTCGGCCAGAGCCTGCGGGGCGAACACCGCGTTACGCAGTCGATTCGCGCCGGTCGAGAGAGCAGACGCCACGCCCGCCGCAATATCAGACAGCGCCATGCCAACCCCCGATTAATTAGTTCAAATGAATATCAATTCCGCGTCATCGTCCTCATATCGGGAGCGCGCGGGCTTTTCAATGGGTCGCATCAGTGAACCGACCGCGGCGGTCGCGGCCACCAGAGGCCCGATGTCCAGCGGGCTCTTCTTGCGGTCCCAGCACCATGCGCCCGACGACAGCGGTGCCGTCACCGCCGTGGCCGCGTCGGCGTCCAGGACCGAATGGGGCAGGTGCACCAGCTCGCCCGGCTTGCCGTCGGAGCCGGCCACCAGATCGAAGAAGGTTCCGCAGTCCTGCCCGAGCATCGAGCCCGACCATTCAGCGACCGGCACGCCGGCCTCCCGCAGTTCCCCGATCAGTGAGCCGGCAGGTGCGGACGGCTGCACCATGACCCGCACCGGATGCGCCGTGCGATCCTCAGACGTCAGCCAGTCGGTCACCCAATCGACGCCGGCCCTGTAGGCCACCACCTGCACCTCCGGGCGTCCGTCGTCGCGCATGCCCGCGAAGACAATGCACGCCTTCGAGCGATCCCACGACACTTCCACCGCCGCATGAATGTCGCCCGACAGGACCGCCGAAGCGTCCGCCGTGCCCGTCCCTGCTTCCCATGTGCCCGGTGGGAAGACGCCGTCCAGGGCGCCGTTCGCCCACTGGCACAGGCATTCAGTGCGGAAAACCCATTCCGGGTCTGTGTGGACGTCGCTCGCGAGCGTGCGCTCCGAGATCGTCCAGCCCAGCGAAGGGTTCGCCTGAGCCCACGCCTGCCGGTCGTCCAGATCAGCACCCGGCTCGGCCGACCACTCGAACAGCGCCAGCGAATCGTCGCCCTCGTCCACGCTCGCCGTTGTCGTGTCGGCCATGTCGGTGTCGAGCAGTAGCGTCGGATCATTCTCGGCGGCCACACCGTCCGGATCGCCCAGGGCCTTGTGGCACATCAACCGCAAATAGCGCAGCACCACGGAAGACGCATCGCCCGCGTTGGAGGTGCACAGGATCAGCGCCTCCGGCACCGCGTTCGTGGTCTTGGTGATCGCGCCCCACGCGTCCCACGTCTGCTGCTCGCGGGTCTCGTCGAGCAGCACCAACTTCACCTGCCGGGCGCCACGGCCACCGCGACGATTCGCCGCCTTCACCCGCCACACCGACCGGACACCATCACGCTCCAGCCCGAATTCCTTCGACCCCTTCCCGAACTTGGGCTTGGTCAGCTTCGGGGCCAGCCAGTCAGATTCCTGCGCAATGTCCAGGCCGTCCTGCCACACGTCTTCCGCAGTGGAAAGGTCCTGCGCCGTGCCCAGCACCTGACGCGCCCCCAGCGCCGACATGAAATAGAGCGCACAGATCTCGTCAATGAGGCTCTTGCCGTTCTGCCGCGCCACGAGAATCACCGCTTTGCGGAACCGGAGCGTCCCGTCCTGCCGCAACTCCAGCAGGTGGATCAGCAGCCACCGCTGCCAGGGGAAAAGATCGAGGCCCAGGGCATCGTGAGCGAAATCAATCGCATCGAATCCCAGCGACGTGTCCGGTGTCAGCTCCCGCAGCGGCGGGGTGAAGATGCGCGGAACCTCACAACCAAGCAACCGCGCCACCGCTCACCCCTCACGCAGTGCGCCAACTGCGGCGCTTCGCCAGCTCGTCGACCGGCGCATCCTTCGACACCACAGCCGTCGCCGGCTTCGTCCTCACTGCCGGCTTGTCCGGCTTGTTCGCCGCGTTGAACTGCTTGCGGCCCGCCGGAGACAGCCCCAGAGACTCGCAGAATTTCAGATAAGTGGGCAGCGAAACGTTATCCATCGACGGCGGTCGGCCATTATGTTCCGCGGCGTCGTCAGCGAGCGCCTTGAAATAGTCGTCCTGCACGTCGATCTTGCGCGACACGGCACGCAAAGCCGCAACAGCACCGCCATCGATAACGCCCAGAATGCCCTTCTTGCGGGCTTCCCTAATCGCGTTGTCCGTCGCACGTTCGACCGGGCCAACTTTATGGCGTGGCAT